CGCCCCACTCGCAGAAAAGCCCGAGCTGGACGCAGAGGCCGCTGAGTTCTTCGCTGATTTTCGCGCGCTAAGCTCCGGGCGCGAATACAACGAACTGGGCGCCCAGGCGCTCAAGCTGTCGGAGATCCTGGCGTACTGCGAGCTGCGCCAGATCCACCACCCCGACCAGCGGCGTGACCTGCTGCAGATGATCCAGGCTATGGACGCGGTGTATGTCAAACACATGATTGACATGCGAAACGGTAAGACCGCGGCCCCGCCACCGGCCCGAAAATAGCGCCAGCCTTCGCGGCTGGCGTTTTTTCGTCTACACACCGATAATGCGGACTACTAAACGGTGGTCAGGGGCGGGTCATGGCTGAACAGGCAGGCGGTGTAGCACTCGTAGCGACGCTGGACTACGGTCCCGCGCTTGCCGCCCTGCGCGAGTTCCAGAAGGCCGTCACGGAGGTAGAGAACTCCGGCGCGCAGATCAGTAAGCTGCAGGACGACATGCTGCGCGTGAACGCGCGCCTGCAGGAGAACGTCGCCGCGCAGCAGGCTTCCGCCGCCGAGATGGAAGTCCTGATCCAGAAGACCAACCAGCTGACCGCCGCGCAGGACAAGGAAGCGGGCGAGGCCGACAAGGCGAACCGCGCGCAGGCGAACGCCATGCGCGCGCAGATCAAGGACGCCGAGTACCTGAACAAGACGCTGGAGCAGCGTCAGCAGATCCTCGCGCGGATCTCGGCCTCGCTGAAGGGCCAGGATGTGTCGGAGCTGCAGCCCAAGCAGGCAGAAGTCCTGGCCGCACGCTACGGGCAGCTCGCGGTCACCGAGTACGCGGGCGGCGGTCTCGCGCAGGCGTCGCTCGCGCAGCAGCGTATCGCCGAGCAGGAGGCGCTCGCGCAGCAGGAGCGGCGCATGAAGCAGGCGAAGCTCGCGGATGACGCGCAGGCCGCCCTGCTGGAAAAGCAACTGGCCGCCGATACGGCCGCTGCGCAGATCGCCAGCGACCAGGCGATCCTGGCTGAGCGTGAGGAAGCCGCCGTCGCGCAGAAGAAGCTCACGGCAGCGCGCATTGCCGATAACCAGCAGGCTGCCTTGCTGGAAAAGCAGCTTGCGGCTGATGCAGCGACCGCACAGATCGCTGCCGACCAGGCGATTCTCGCCGAGCGTGAGGAAGCCGCCGTCGCGCAGAAGCGCCTGAATGCTGCCCGCCTTGCGGACGACGCGCAGGTCGTGCTGCTGGAAAAGGAAATCGCCGCGGGTGAAGCCGCTGCGCGGGTGACGGCTGACCAGGCGATTCTCGCCGAACGCGCCGAACGCGTCGCAGCAGAGGCTGCGCTGGCGGCCGCACGCCTTGCCGATGACGAACAGGTCGCGCTGCTGGAAAAGGCGATCTACGCGCTCGAAGTCGAAAACATCAAGGAGCGTGACCGGCTGATCCTCGCCGAGCAGGCCGAGTACCTCGCCGCGCAGAAGCGCGCAGCGTCCGAACAGGCTGCGGTTGAAGCGGCGCGCGCTGCCGAGATCAAGCGCAGCGCGGATTACGAGACGTCGACGGTCAGCTCGAAGATGAAGATGCTGAAGTCGATTGCGGAAGCCGAGAAGATGAGCGGCCCGCTGTCGCAGAACCCGTCGGTAGCCTCGCTGTTCCCGACCTCGGCGCTGTCCGACTACGCGATGATCGGCGCGGGTGCGGATGCGTACCACAAGTTCCGCATGGAGCTGGAAGCCGTCGGCAAGGGTGCCGCGAGCGCCGCGACGGGCATCAAGGCCACCGCGCAGGAAGCGCGCGAAGTGGTGACCATCGCTAAGGACGTCGGCACTGGCGAGTGGGGTCGCTTCACGTCCTCGTTCGTGCGGCTGCTGACGCTCTCGGGCACCTTCGACGGAATCCTCGGGCCGCTCGGGCTTGCCATCGGCGCGGTGGGCACGGGTGTGGCGATTCTCGGGCTGGCGGCCGTCAAGGGCGCCGAAGAGCAGAACAAGCTGAACCTCGCGCTCGCGATGACGGGCAACTACGCCGGTACCACGGTCGAAGGGCTCGAACAGATCGCACACGCTGCGACCTCGATGGGCGGCACGATCGGTGAGGCGAAGGAAGTCGTCGCGCAGCTGGCCGAGACAGGCAAGTTCACCAGCGGCCAGATCCTGAACATCGCGACGGCCGTAGTCGAGCTGGGCCATGCCGGCGGCGACACGAGCAAGGTGCTGCGCGAGTTCCAGTCGCTCGCGCAAGACCCGCTGACCGCGACCGAGCGTTCGGTCGGCGCGCTCACGATGGCGCTCGCCAAGCTCAACGAGCAGTACCACTTCCTGACCGACGAGCAGTACGAAGAGGTGCGGCTGCTGGAGAAGTCCGGGCAGACTCAGGAAGCGGCGCGCGTGGCGACTGAGCTGTACGCGGAAGCCGTCCAGGAGCGCGCCAAGCAGGTGGTCGAGGCGCAGGGGTGGATTCTGCAGGGCTGGCACGCCATCAAGGAAGGTGCGAGCGCAGCGTGGGACGCGATGATGGGGCTGGGGCGCGACGTCGGCACCTCGGGCCGCATCGCGCAGCTCGAAGCCCAGATCAAGGGCGCGCAGGCCACACAAGGTGGACCGTTTGCCGCAGGCCCCGGCGAGGCGGGCTATGTCGACACGGACGCGATCAAGAGCGAGCTGGCGAGTCTGTACGAGCAACGCCGGCTGGAAACCGCGGATGCCGCCAAGCAGTCGGAGAAGGCTCAGAGCGATGCCGCGCTGATCGCGGCGACCGCGTGGCATGACCGCTTCGACCAGAAGTTCTGGAGTCCTGCGCAAAAACGTGCCGCCGAAATCGCCGAGTACTACAAGGCGATTGACCCGCTGCGCAAGGCGGGCAAGATCGATGAGGCGACGATCGCCTCGGACATCGCCAACATCAACGCGAAGTACCACGACAAGGCGCCCAAGCGCGGTCACATTGACCCGACCGATTACGAGGCGGCCAAGGTACAGGCGACGCTCGACGCCGACGCAGTCAAGCAGGCGCAGCAGCTGCTTAACCTGCGCAAGCAGATCGGCCTGTACGTCACGGATGAGAACCGCCAGCACCTGCTCACGCTGCAGGCGCAGGCAGAGATCAGCGCATACGACGCCCAGCGTGAGAAGATCCTCAAGGACATCAAAAACGCGGATCGCAACGGCAATCCGAACAGCAAGCAGCATCTGGTCGAGGAACTCGACACGCTGGAGCGCCAGCACCGCTCGAAGATGGACAACCTCGAACTCGACTTCGAGGCGCAGACCGTCGCGCTGAACATGCAGCGCGCGCTGACCAACATCGCCACCGTCGAGCAGGCGCGCACGCAGATCCTGACGGCGCAGGACGCACTATGGGGGAACGCTGCCAGCCAGCAGGATGACATCCTGACGCAGATGTACGAGGCGGTGGCGGTCCAGAAGGCGCAGTACGAGCAGGCCAAGCAGATGGTCGCGCTGGGGGACTCGCGCGCGTCGCAGGAAGAGATCGCGTACGCGCGGCAGGCCAACACGCTGTCGCTCGCCCGGCAGCTGTTTGACATCGAGCAGCAGCGTCAGAAACTGCTGATGGACAACGCGTTCTCGCTGCAGAACGTGTACCAGCAGACGCTCAACGCGGTGGACGCGCAGATCTCCGCGCTGGAGAAGTCGCGCACCACCCTCGCCGACCAGGCCGTCACGGGCTTCAGCTCGGGGCTCGGCAAGGCGAATGATTCGCTGTTCCAGTCGTTCAAGGAAAAGAAGACGGCTGACGCGTACACGTTGCAGAACTTCACCGGCAACATCGGCGGCGGCATCTACGACTCGATCACGCAATCGCTGTCCAAGGAGCTGACCGAGTCAACGCTCAAGGGCTTCCAGGGTCTTCTGAAGGCGACGGGCGCGGTGTCGATCGCGGACGCCGCGCGCGAGAAGGCGCAGCAGGATCTGGCACTGAACACCGCGTCGATGACGGAATCGCTGGGCGTGACGATCCCTGACCTGTTGCGCAAGCAGCTCGGCTACATGGACGGCACGCTGACGCCGACCGGGCCGGTGGGCAATGCCGCCGTCCCCGGCGGCCACGGGGCACTCTCCCAGGCCGACCAGAATGCGCAGAACGGTGTGATCGGGCAGGCCGACTTCACCCGCGCCACCGGCAAGCCTTCGGACATCAGCAACGCAACCTCCGCGCTGCAGACGTTTGGCAAAGAGTCCGATTCAACGCTCAGCCAGTTCGGCCTGACGGCATCGAGCGCTGCGAGCCTGCTCTACACGGGCGTGGTGGCCGCGACCTCGGGCAGCTCGAAGGCGATCAAGAACTACGTGATCTACGCGACCGCGCAGCTGCTCGAACTGTATGCGATCCAGAAGCTCGTAGGCCTGATCGGCGCCGCAGCGGGGGGTGCAGGCGCCGCCGCTGGCGAAGGGGTGCAGGTCGGCGCGGTCGCCACGCCCACTGTCACCTCCACACCGCTCTATGCCGACGGTGTCGCGAGCGTCGACAAGGACGGCTACATCACCGCGCCGGGCGGCCCGAAGGACGACCGCGGCCTCGCGTGGCTATCCAACGGCGAGTCGGTGCTCACGGCTGCCGCCACCAAGTACTACGGCGCCGACCGCATCGCGCGCATGAACAAGATGCAGCTGCCGCGCTTTGCCGACGGACGGGTCGGTGCGGGCGCCGGTAGCGGCGTTTCAGGCGGCGGCAACGTGTACATCGACATGAACTTCGCGAGCGGCGGCGGCAGCAGCACGGACGGCAAGGCGGGCGTGTCGGACGCCGCGCAGAACGGCCAGATGGCGCGCGATCTCGAATCGGCCGTGCTGAAGGTGATCTCGAAATACTCCCAGCCTGGTGGTGCGGTCTACACCACCATTCGCCAGATTGCAGGACGACCCTAAATGGCAGACCTCGAAATTTACGACTGGTTTTGCACCTACGGCGCGACCAACTCCGTCACGCCGAACGTGCTCTCCGCGCAGTTCGGCGACGGCTACTCGCAGGATGTGCCGAACGGGATCAACACCACGGCCGACTCGTGGGACATCACGTCGCGCCTGTCGCCGAGCGACGCCGACGACGCGTTCGAGTTCCTGCGCCGGCAAGGCGGCACTAGGCGCTTCTGGTGGCTGCCGCCGCGCTACGCCGACCCGATCAAGGTGAAGACCAAAGGCGCCTTCAAGAAGAACGAAGAGAGCTGGGGCTTCGTCGTTGTCTCGGCCACCTTCGTGCAGTGTTTCGACCCGGACTGAGGACTGACACATGACCACCGCCAACACCATCAACGCCGAGTGCATGCGGCTCGCGCCCGACGCACTGATCGAGCTGTACCTGCTCGACCTCAATCCGATCGGGCTCGCTTCCGTGCAGTACTTCCATTGCGGCACCAACGAGTTCCGCCAGCCGATCGTGTTTCAGGGCATCACCTACCAGCCGTACCCGGTCAACGTGACGGGCTTCGAACTGAACGGGCAGGGGCAGATGCCCACACCCGGCCTGGTGGTGTCCAACGTGAACGGCGCGATCTCGCAAACCATCATGCAGTATCAGGACATGGTGGGTGCCAAGCTCACGCGCAAGCGCACCTTCCGCAAGTTCCTCGACGGCATGCCCGACGCGAACCCGACCCAGGAGTTCCCGCAGGACGTCTTCTACCTCGGCCGCAAGACGGCTGAGAGTGACGACGTGGTGGCCTTCGACCTCGTCAGCTCGCTGGATCTGACGGGCATCACGCTGCCCAACCGGCAGGTCATCCAGAACAGCTGCCCGTGGGTCTACAAGAGTTCCGAGTGCAGCTGGGTGCCCATCGCGGGCTTCTATTTCGACATCAACGACCAGCCCGTCGCGCTACCGGGCGCGGACATCTGCGGCAAGCGGCTGGACAGCTGCAAATGCCGTTTCGCCCACTTTGGCGCGAACCCTGACCTGCCGTTCGGCGGCTTTCCTGGAGCACGACGCTATGTCTGATGTCATCCTGATCCGCCAGATGCTGGCGCGCATGGAGGAAGAGAAGGCCCTGCACCCCGACAAGCCGCTGGAGCTGTGCGGCGTGATCGTCGAGCGCGAGCACGGCAACGAACTGGTCGAATGCGCGAACGTGTCGACCGAGCCCGACCAGCAGTTCCGCATCGGAGCGGTCGAGTGGGCGAGGCTGCACAACAGCGAGAAGGTGGTGGCCGTATGGCACACGCACCCGCGCGCCACCGCGCAGCCTACCCAGGCTGATCTCGTGCAGCTGGAGCCCTCGGGCCTGCCGTGGCATATCGTCGGCGCGGACGGCAGCCACAGCCTGACGCTGCCCACCGGCTACGTGGCGCCCTACGTCGGACGCGAGTTCTATCACGGCATCCTCGACTGCTACGCGCTGTGCCGGGACTGGTACAGCCGCGAGATGGGTATCGAGCTGCCCGACGTCGAGCGCGCGGATGACTGGTGGAGTAACGGCGGCAACATGTACGTCGAGCAGTTCACCCAGCACGGCTTCCGGGAGGTGTCGCCCGAGGTCAACTTCAACGATCTGAAGCGCGGCGACGGGTTGCTGATGCAGATGGCCTCGCGCGTGCCGAATCATGGTGCGATCTACCTGGGTGACGGTACAATCCTGCACCATAGACACGGTCGGTTGTCCGAAATTGTTCCCTACACCTTCGGCAGCGACTGGTTCAAGAGGACTACTCACCACCTGCGACACGAGAGCCAGCTATGAGCGCGCGCGTCATCGACAACGAAACCGTGGAAGTCGTGCTCGCCGGCCAGCTCGGCGAGCTGTTCGGCCGCACCCACCACCTCGTGGCCAGCACGACGGCCGAGGTGTTCCGCCTGCTCGGCATGAACTATCCGGAGTTCAAGCAGAAGCTGATCGAGGACTCGCAGGCGGGGGCCGAGTATCAGATCGTGGTCGACGACGGTGCGCGCGGCGTCGGCGAGAAGGAGCTGACGCTGCCTATCGCCGGCAAGCGGCTGACGATCGTGCATGTGATACAGGGCGGCGGCGGCAAGCTCTTCTCGGCGGTCGAGTTCGTGGTCGGCCTGATCATTCTCGCGGTGTGCTGGTGGAACCCGTTCGGCTGGGTAGCGGGCGGCGGCATGATGATGGCAGCCGTGGGCCTGGGCGTGTCGCTCACGCTGGGCGGCATCACAGGGCTGCTGACCACCATCCCGAAAAACAGTAACGGCGGCAATAGCGGCGACTCGCTCAGCTCGTTCTACTTCAACGGCCCGGCCAACACACAGCAACAGGGTGCGCCCGTGCCCGTCGTCTACGGCCGCGTGCTGATCGGCTCACAGGCCATCTCGGCAGCGCTGTCGGCGGTGGATCTGGCGAACGCACCCGCCGAAACGGGGAACCTCACTTGAACGCGCCCTTTCCGCGACGCTTCGCGCACTACCCGGCTCAGAAAATTGTCGCCCGCATCCCCACTCCGCCGCGCGGCGCGGGCGGCGGCAAGGATGGCGGAGGCTCAGCCAACACGCCCACGGAAGATCCCGACTCGCTGCAGTCGGTCGCCTTCGTGTCGCTGCTCGACCTGCTGTGTGAGGGTGAGATCAAGGGGCTGGTGCAGGGTGGTCTGAACCCGAGCGTCGCAGGCGCCCAGACGGACGCGATCTTTCTGGATAACGTCCCCATCACCACCAACGGCTCTCCGAACTTCAACGGCTATAAGGTTGCGTGGGTGAACGGCACGCAGAGCCAGCCGGTGGTTCCCGGCTTCGGCTCGGTCTACACGAGCACGCAGCTGGGTACCCAGGTCAAGAAGGGTGTGCCGATCCAGACGGCCATCGACAACCCCGAGGCGAACGCCTGCGTGGTCACGCTGTCGGTGTCCGCGCTTTACAGCGTGAACGCGTCAACAGGCGACGTGCATGGCAGCTCGGTCGAGATGGTGGTCGAGTACCAGTCAAGTGGCAGCCTGGCGTGGACCCAGGTGGTCGATATGACGATCACGGGCAAGACGCGCAGCAAGTACCAGCGCAGCGCCCGCTTCGACCTGCAGGGCGCGGGCCCGTGGCTCGTGCGCGTGCGCCGTATCACAGACGACTCGACCAGCTCCACGCTGATCAACGACACCTTCTTCGACGTGCTCGAATCAGTGGTCGACCAGCGGCTGCGCTACCCGAACTCGGCGCTCGTCGGCCTGAACATCGACGCACGCCAGTTCAGCAGCGTGCCGGGCCGCAGCTACCTGATCGACGGGCTGCTGGTGCGCGTGCCGAACAACTACGACCCGGATCTGCGCACCTACAGCGGCGCATGGAACGGCGGCTTCAAGCTCGCCTTCACCGACAACCCGGCGTGGTGTTTCTACGACCTGATCACCTCGACCCGCTATGGGCTGGGCAACTACCTGTCCGATTCGACCATCGACAAGACGGCGCTCTACCAGATCAGTCAGTACTGCGACGAGATGGTACCCGACGGCTTTGGCGGGCTGGAGCCACGCTTCACCTGCAACATGGTGATCAACAACGCCAAGGAAGCGTACCAGTGCGTGCAGGACATGCTGTCGATCTTCCGCGGCATGAGCTACTGGGCGGCCGGCAATATCCTCGTCACGCAGGACGCGCCGCATACGCCCGTCAAGACGTTCAGCCGCGCGAACGTGATCAACGGCAAGTTCCAGTACCAGGGAACGGCGCTCAAGGACCGGCACAGCGTCGCGCTGGTGCGCTGGAACGACCCCGCCCAGCAGTACCAGCAGAACACCGAGTACGTCGAAAACGCCGATGCGCTGCAGCGCTTTGGCGTAAAGGTCACGGAGATCATGGCCGTTGGCTGCACCTCGCGAGGACAGGCCCACCGGCTGGGCCAGTGGGCGCTGATCAGCGAGCTGGCCGACACCGACCAGCTGACCTTCCAGGCCGGGCTCGACGCCGCGATGCTCACGCCGGGCGAGATCATCTACGTCGCTGACCCGACGCGCAGCACCAAGCGCATCGGCGGCCGGATCATGAAGGCCGACGTCAACACGATCACGCTCGATGCGCCCGTTGTGCTCGACCCCGGCGTCACCTACTCGATCATCTACTACGACGGCGACGGCAACAGCCACCAGGCGCAAGTCCTGAATACAGTCAATACGACGGCGCTGCTGAGCTTCGTGTCGCCCGTCGCTAACGTGCCGCAGCCGGGCTTCATGTGGGTGCTGACGGGCTCGAACCTCGTGCCGCAGACTTTTCGCGTGCTCAACGTGAAGGAGTCCGAGAAGAACCAGTTCGACGTGACGGCCGTCACCTACAACGCCTCGAAGTACAGCGCGATCGATTTCGGCACCAAGCTGCAGATGCCGCCCATCGGTTACGGCGACGCGCTCGGCGCGGCATTGCCGACGCTGTGGTCGCTCACCGAGACGACGTTCCTCGCGGCACCTGGCGTGATCGGCTCGAAGATCATCATGAGCTGGTCGGGCAACACCACCCACTTCATGATCCAGTGGCGCGTAAATGGCGGCATCTGGATGAGCGACACGACGCGCACGCCCGGCTACGAGATCGATGGCGTGACCAAGGGAGACATCTACGACTTCAAGGTCTACGGCATCAGCTCGGACGGCTCGCTGTCGCCTTCGCTGGACGAGACCTACACGATCCAGGGCAGCAGCGCACCGCCGGGAGCCTGCACGTCACTCACGGGCGCGGCAGACTTCCGCAGCGCGATCCTGAACTGGGCGGCGCCGTCCGACCTCGACCTGAACTACTTCCAGGTCGCCTACAGCGGCACCAACAATATCGCCACGGCCGCCATTATTGGCGACAAGATCGGCTCGACCAACTGGACGGTGGGCGGCCTCACGCCCACCGTGCCGTACTACTTTTGGGTGCGCGCGGTCGACACCAGCGGCAACGTCGGGCCGTGGAACAGCAACGTCGGCACGCAGGTGATCCCGAAACAGGGCGGCACGCTCGACATCGAGAACCTGTCGGTCACCAATGCGAAGATCGCCAACGCCGCGATCGGCACGGCCAACATCCAGAACGCGGCGATCACGGCTGCGCTGATCGCCAACGCGCAGATCCTGGCCGCACACATCGCCAACGCGCAGATCCAGACGGCACACATCGGCGTCGCGCAGATCGACACGCTGCGCATCGGCGGTAACGCGGTGACGACGATGGCGTCCTACGGTGTTGGCAACGGCAGCGTGATCAACTACGCGGCGGGCGGCGGCGCCATGCTGGTGTTCCTGACGGGCAACGTCGGCCAGCCGCCGTCGGGCTCGGGCAACGCCTCGGCAGCCACCAACGTTGGGGGTACCGTATCGATCTCCGGTACTGCGGGTATTCCGCAAAGTAACGTCATAACCATCGGCAACTACTCAGGAAACCTGCAGATTGTGGTGAGCGTAAACAACTGCACGAACCTGGCGGTAACCGTCTTCGAGGCAAAGCGATGATCCCTACTGACGCACTAGGCAACGTGGACTTCGTGTGCGCTGACGCTGACGGCCGCATCGACCACACGGGCAACGCGCCGCGCTACATTTTCGAGGCCCACCAGCGGGAGGTGGGCCGCCGCTACATCGAGGGGCGGGGCTCGATCGAGGGCCACTACGTGACGGCTGACGACCAGGTAGTTGCCAGGCAGTCCAATCCGTCAAGCCTCGACGGCATGAAAATTTCGAACGTGCCGAACCCGTCCACGGTTACAATCGGCACCGAACTGCCCGTCGATATTCAGGACGGCGAAATAGATCTGGAGTTCGCCTACCCCGGCACGTACCTCGTGGTGATTGAGTCGTGGCCGTACCTGGCGGCGAAGTTTGAGGTAACCCAGCCATGACAAAAATAGTTCACGCACCTAACCCCGCGCCGCTGCGCGCCGTCTCGTACCCGGACTACGGGGACCAGATGGACGAATTGTGGAAGGGCTTCGAGGCGCTGCTTAACGGACAGCCGGTGCCGCAGAGCACGCTGGACATGCTCGCGCGCATCAAGGC